CTACCGGCTTGATCGCCTTCTGCATCGCTTTCTCAACGATGCGAGATTTCTGGTCGGGCCGCAACGCTTCGCTCAGGTTCTTGAGCAAGGCATCGAGCCCTTCGATTTCCGCGTTCAGTTCGATGCGACCGATCGCCATCAGTCCACCCTCTCCGTACACAGCAACTCGTGCTCGCTGCGGTTCGCGTGTTCGAGTAGCGTCGTGATCTCCAGCACCCGACCACGCCACAGAAGCCGCATCGTCTGCACGAGCCCCGTCACGTATCGCAGCCGCACGCGGTGCGTGCCTTCGGTCTGCTGCTGCCCCAGGAGCAGTACCTCGCGAGACGAGAGACCTTCCACGCTGGCCCACCGCTCGGCAAACGTCGCCCACTCCAGCGTGGTCTCACCGAGCGAGTTGCGTCGCTCGGTTGCCTGCTGGATCGTCACCCGCTCGCGAAGCCGCCCCGGATCAAGAGCCATACATCACCAGCGTGTAAGACGCGGTGCCCGCCGTGCCAAAGACGTTGACCGAAAACGAGACAGTCTCCAACGCTTCCGACACCGCGACCTGACCGGCACGAGAATAGATCGTCCAATCATTTACGCCGCAGCCGCCGATGCCGTCGCACGCCACGAGCGTCGGGCCTGACGCCTGAAACGCCACTCGCGAGACGCTGGAGAACGACACGATGTCGCCCGCTGCATTGCGGTAGGTTGTCGGGGCGATCGACACCGTAGACACGGCTGTGCCCACGGTGCCCGTCACGACCGCGATCTTGCCGAAGTCATACTCGGTCGCGTGCGTCAGGTTGATAGTCTTCATGCTGCTCGCGCCGCCCGCCACGGTCGAGTCATTGAACGATACGTCGATTCCGAATCGGCCCTTGACGTTGCTCATCGGTAGCTCCCCCACTTCGCCGAATCGAGCAACGCTTTCACGCCGAAGGGAATCTCCGACAGGCTCACCGCGTCAGCCGCCATGCGACGCTCATACCAGAGCCCGACCAGCCAGAGGATCGCCGACTTCACCCGCTGCTCAATGCCCGAGCCGTCGGAACTTTTGCCGCCCCACCATGTCACCGTCACCGCGTTGTAGTCCAGCAGGTGCGAGGGCCAGGAGCCGTTGTAGTTCGTGCGGAGCACACCCGGCACGCTGTCTCGATCGACCCGGTACTGATTCGTCGCGAGCGTGGCGGTGCTCTGAGTCTCCAGCGTGTAGGTCACGCTGACAGCCGTCGTGGTGCCGGCGGTCGCCATCGGCGGGCGGGGCAACTCGATCTCCACGGGGAACGAGTCCAGCGTCATTCGGTACTGCGTATGCACGAACGTCTCGTCGCAGTACGCCTCGCACCACTCGCGAGCCGCCTTGATGTACGCCGCGATCAGGGCATCGTCGGTATCGACATCGACCCGGCAGTGCGACTTCGCCTCGGCGAGCGTGACCGGCTCAACCGCCGGCTGCGTCAGAGTCTTGAGGCTGCGGTATCGCATTCGGTTTCCTGCCGCGTCGCGGTCGTGCGTCAGCCCGCTCGACATCGGGCTCGACCGTCGCCGCCTCGATCAAATCCATCTGCGGTTCCCGCACGGCGATGCCGTCGCGAATAAGCCGCCGTGCCGTCTCGTCTTCGCAATCAACCACCCGGCCGACGGTGTAGGTCGAGTAGTTCTGCGTCAGTTTTATTTTCATGATCCAGGGGCACTCCATGCAGTTTTGGGCTTGCCGTTCGCGGTGTAGTCGCCGACGTACTGAAACACGGGCTTCTGGAGATCCTTGCCCGGCCAGACCGACACGTACTCGCCGTGCCCGATCGAGACGCGGGGCGTGACGTAGACGCGATTGCCAGCGGCTCGGAACTGCCGCCAGAAGTGAATATCCGCGTCGATCCGCCCGTCGCCGTACTCACCCTTGGCGTTCGGCTGGTCTTGGAACCAAGGCTTCGGCGTTCGCTTGAGAGCCTTGGTCGAGATGAGCGTGCAGCCGAAGTGAGCCGAATCCACCTCCTGCACAGGCTCGGCGAACCAAGACATTGGCAGTTCGGTTGCCCCTCCCTCGGGCGGCTTGTCGAGCGTGCCGGGCAGCGTGAACATCGGGCGACCGTCCTCGCGTTTGACTTGCAGGGGGGCGAGGGCGTCGCACTGAAACGCCATCGCCAGAGCGACGAGCTCGGAGACTTCACGCTGCCCCCAGAACGAATCAAAGTCAGTCGTGAGGATGAACTCGGTCGAGTCAACGAACTGCTCCATGCACCGCTGCAAGACTTGCCCCCAGAGGGCACCCTGCCCGAGCGTGGGCCGGATGCCGAGCGGCATGAGGGCTTGAGCCCAGCCGAAGAGGTTCGCGAGCGGGCCGAATCGCGGGCCGCTCATCACGCACTCAATCCGAACATCGACATCGGTTGTGCCGACCTTGACGATCATGAAGCCCTCAAACAGAGATGGCGGGCACGGCTCATGCCGCACCCGCCATCCACTGTGTCGAGGCTGTCAAGCGATCAGCCGCTGTACTTCGCGAGCACGCCCTTGGCGGAAGCCGACTCGGGGCCAGCCTCCCCCTTGCCGAGCCGCGCGACGATGTTCGTGTCGAGCGTCACAGCGGGCGTAGCGTCAACCTTGAGGTACCGACCCTTGCCACGGCAATCCACGTCCAGGCGAACAACGCTCGCCTGATTCGTCACGGCCACGCTCGCAGCGGGAACCGAGACGGTGTAGACATCGGTCGTGACCGAGTTGGAAACGTCGCCTTGCTTGAGGCTCAGGACGTTGAGAATCGAGTTCGCCGTGTGACCGGCGGTCGAGCTCTTGTCCACGATGACCTCAATGCTGGCGTAATCGTAGCCCAGCGTGTCGAGAGTCAGGGTTGCCGTAACGGCCGCCGACGTGCAGGGGGTGCCCACGACCGTCTTCGTTGCTTCGAGATGATTCACTGTCAGGAGTCTCCTAGAGGGTCAGGGTTCAGGCGGCGAACTTGAGAGCGACGATGGGGCCAGCCTTGGTGGTCGAGCCGAGGTCGGAAGCGACCAGCGAAACGCGGGCTGTCGCGAACGTCAAAAGCTGATCGAACTCGATGAAGCGGCTGGCATCGGTCTTGACGCTGATCTCTCGACGGGTGCCCATGATGCAAGCCTGCGAGAGATCACCGAACAGGCAGGCGATCTGATTCGCGGTGCCTGACAGCCGGCTCTCAAGGGGATGCACGAGAACCACCGGAAATCCGAGAAAGCTCAGATTCGCACCACCAGCCACGTCGGCCTGGTTGTTGCCGCTCGCAGCCATCATGAGCCGCAGCATCGAGGAGCCGTAGCCGGCGGGGCTGATGTACCACTTGGCATTCCGCCGAGCGTACAGCGGCAGCCGGGCGACCACGTTCGTGTAGTCCGAGAGGTCGAGACCGCTCGTGCCACCACCGAAGGTGTTGTTGCCCGTGTCAGCCGTCACGACGCTTGCCGAGTGCGTGCCGTCGTTGATCGCGACCGCGACGCCCGTGGTGCCGTGATAGGTGCCGCCGCTGCCGTCACCGATGAAGCCGGCATTGTCGAAGGCTTCGGCGTAAGCCTGGGCCACCTCGACTGCCATCGCATCGGCAAGGTCGATGACCGAATCCTCGACCAGCGACATCGGAACGCGGTTGTCCACGCCCCAGATCTTCGCGACGAGTTGCACGTTGTCGAACGTCACGTCGCTGGTGGTCGGGGCCGCGTTCTCGCCGATCGGGCGAGCGGTCAGACCGCCGGTGCGACGGGCGATGAGCAGCGTGTCGCTGTTCATCGTGACGTTGCGAGCGTTCGCCGGGAAGGCACCGAACTCCTCGACCAGCCGGATGATCTCAGATGACAGTTCCGCATTGGTCAGGACAGCACCGAGGCTATTGATTCCGCCAGACTGAGCACGGCTTTCGACGCCGTGATCGAGGCACCACCGACGAGCCTCCTCGTCACCGAGCAACCCGGCACGAATCGCCATGCCAGCACGGTAGGCACGCTCCTCAGAGCGGAAGCCCTTGAGCGGGCGGTGCGACTTCGGGATCGCGAACACGGGGGTCTTGCGACTCTCCACGGCGGGGGTCTCCTCGGTGGCTTCGATCTTCTTGGCGGGAGCGGCACGCTCCAGAACGCTGCGGAGTTCCAGTTCCTTCGCCTGCAC